AATAACAGTTTCAGAAAATCAAAAAAAATCTATGATGTTGCAGCTAATAGTGTGCAATACAAACTTGCTGATGAGACACTTAGCACAGCCATAAAAGACGTGCAAGAGGGATGGCAATACTCAGCACTTGCGTGTTTAGCTTACGAGGGTACAGATTTAGAAGATTACACAGCGGTTACAAAAGACAATATCAAGTCTTATGTTTTAACTGCAAGAAAAGCACTAAGAAACAATCATGCAAAACCAAACGCAGTTATTGCTAGTGTTGCAGTTTACTCAGCAATGTTGGAACTAGCAGGCGGCGATTATACACCATCAAAAAATGAAAACACATTGACAACTGGACGTGTTGGCGTATGGTTAGGCATGACATGGTATGAGGGAGATTTACTTGATAATGAGCAGGCTAAGTATTACGACCATGCGGGCACATTGCAAGTTGTAGACTTAACAGACGTTGATTTTATCATGTATGACAGCACAACTTTCCATATTGTTAATAATCTAAATGCTATGCGTTTAAGAGATGCAGAGTCTTTTGTTGGTACACTAGCACAAGTTGAGATTAACGCAGGTTTCAGAGTTTCAAACGCGGATAAAGTTGTAGTTAAGAAAAATCTATTACTTGACGTATTGACAGTAACATCAGAGGCAGGAGGAAGTGGTAAAACAAAAATTACAGTAACTCCTACTAAGTTAACTGGTAACTCTTATGTTTACAAAACACACGCATCATCAGCACCAGAAGTTACAATCGGACAAGATTTGTCATCATGGAATGCATGGGATGGAGTTGCGGAAATCACAGCAACATCAAATCACAAAATTACAATTGCCGAGGTTAACGCTAGCAAGCTAGCAGTTAAGGCAGGTTCTACAACAGTTACATCAGGATCAGGATCATAAATAAAGGGGGCACGTTATGGCGTATATAGTTAAAAGTGACTATACAGCATTTACAACAACAACTATTAGTGATGACGATTTTAACATAATATCAGAGCGTGCCTCAGATATTATAGATGTAATAACTTTTAACAAAGTTGCAGATAAAGGGATATCTTTTTATCCCTTATCTGTACAATCAAAAATAAAAAAAGCAACATGTGCATTATGTGAGAGTATACAAATAAATGGCGGAGTTACAACATTAGCACAAAGCAATGATAATCTTACAAACGTGTCAATCGGTAGTTTTAGCTATGGCAAAGCACCTGGCAGCGACACAAATAGCGTATATGGGGTAACAATACCACCGCTGTTGTATATGTATTTAACTGGCACAGGGCTATTATACTGCGGAGGAGTTGATATAGTTGATAATACAACAAATCCCTGCAATACTTTTAATACATAGCGTTATATTAAAAACTGGAAAAACAACTGACGATTGGGGCAATGATAGTTTTACAACATCAACAACAGTCACAAAAGTAAGAGTTGAGCCAAAACGTCAACTAGTTACAAATAAAGACAATCAACAAATCACAACATCGGCAATGATGTTTGTAGATTGCAAATTATCAAGCTATACAGCATTTAATATTGATGATACAGTTACATTTAATAATAAAGATTATAAGATTGTATCTATAGATTTTGCATATACAGACAAATTACACCATCTAGAGATTGGATTGATATAATATGATTGTTGATATAAATTATCAAGCAATACAACAAAAAATTAATCAAAAAAAAGACAAAATAATACTGGCCGTGTCAAATGAATTTTTAAAAGATGCCAATTATTTTTGCAGGGAAGATACTGGAGAGACGAAACGAAGTGGCATAAGATTTAGTTTACTTGCAAATGGCAAGATAATTTGGAAAACAGACTATGTCAGAAAAATATATTATTTTGGTACACCGGTTAAAACAGAAATCCAAACGCCTCACTTATGTGGGGGCATAAAGCAAAAGATAAAAACATGGCAAAATATCAGGCTATAGCAGATGCGATAGTAAGGAGTGATTAAATGTTTGACGAGGTACAGCAATCAATAAAAAACGTAATAGACAATATCACAACATGCAGCGTGGGAAGTATTCCAAGCAGCGGAGGATTTAGTATTTATCTTGGCAGCGGATCACTAACCAAACATCTTGATAACTCTTTACTGTTTAATATCACAGTTGCTATAAACGCAAAAAGCACAAACTTACAAGATATGTTGCAAAAATATAGTCTAATATTAAAAGCACTCAACAAACATAAAGACGAGGGTGCGACATGGCAAATAATCGACATAGTAACAACAAACAGTCCAAGCTATGTAGACAGAGATTTGTCTACAAAAGAGTGGCTATATAACGCACTTGTTGACGTGCAAGTGTACATACATGAGTAAAAATTAAGGAGTGATAATAAATGGCATTAGCATTAGCAAGAGAAAATATGGTAGAAATCAATATAAATCCTGGCGGAGTTGCAAACTGGGTAGACTTAGCGTGCGGATTTGAAAACGTAAATTTTAACATGTCAGAAGTTCTTAATCAAGGTTATTATTTGTGCGATGGTGGATTTGGGCATACAGACGTTACAGCAATGCAATTAGTACTACCTTTATCAGGCAAACGTATAAAAGGAGACCCAGCTCAAGATTACATTTTTAGTAATAGTATAAAATTTGGTTTTGGAGCAACGAGAATGACAACAGCAAGACTGACATATAGCGATGGAACTATAATCGAGTGGAGTTGTACTCTTGCAAACATCAAAGATGCAAGCGGAGATGCAGGAGCTGCGGAAAACGTTTCGGTGGAGCTACATTTTAACGGTGCACCTACCATAATTTCGGGCGGGTTATTGGGTGAAATTACTGTTGTAAGTTTAGCAGGCACAACCAGCGGTGATACTAAATTATACGTAAATCCAGCTTTAACAGATGGACACAGTTACAAATACAAAGTAGTAACAGCATTAACAGCGTTACCAAGTTATGACGATGTCCTAACAACAGGCTGGACAAGTTGGAATGGAACAGCTGACGTTACAGCGGCTACAGGCCAATATATTATGGTCGCTGAGGTATTAACAGCTGATAGCAAGATTAAAAAGCTAGGTACACAAATAGTGACCGCCAAAGCTTAACCAATAAGGGGTGGTGTAAAAACCACCCTATTTTTTTTATAAGGATGTGAAAATCATGGATGCAAAAGACATAGAAAAATTAAAAAATCAAATCGAAGATATCAAAAATTCAAAGGAATTTGAAAAAACACTTGATTTATTAAAAAATATATTAGATACTCTTGATATAAAAACAATTGAAAAATTTGTCGAACTGATAAAATCAGGCATTGAGAAAAGAAGTGAGAAAGAAAATGAATACCTTGACAAGTAGTTTTGATTTTAAAGACAAAAAAATTGAATTAAATTTAGCGTATAATAGAGTTTTAAAGTTTTATAAGCTTATGAAAGATACAGACGTATCTAATCAAGAAAAAATCAAAATAACACTTAAGTTATTTGTAAAAAACTATGATGAGATTGCAAGTCTATCATTAAACGATAAAAGTGAAATTGTAAAAACAATACATAATGATTTTATTGAGATTAAAAGCAAAAAGTCAAACGATGATAAAAACATTTTAGACTTTGACAAGGATTTTACTTTTATTTACTCTAGTTTTATGCAAGATTATCAGATTGATTTATATAATCAAGTAGATATTTTAGATTGGCGTAAATTTATTTACTTGTTTGTTGGATTGTCTGATAAAACAAAGATAATGCAAGTAATGTCAATACGAGCAAGAGAGATGCCAAAACCAACAAAATATAACAGCGAGGAGATATCACAATTATATAAATTAAAAGCATATTACAGTTTAGATGATGAGGGAGATAAACAAAAAGGCTTAGACAGTCTATTTAATATAGCAAGGGGGCGAGCAAATGTCAAGTAATAACGCAGATGGGCAGATTGTATTTAATGTACAAATTGACGACTCAACTGTCCAAGAACAAGTTAGGGAAACGACACAGGAAATCGAGCGAGTAGGCGAAGGAGCAGAGGAGTCGGGGAGAAGAATAAATAGTGCGGGTAG